ATATCCATGACCGCAAACTGGATGCCCTGGAGGACATCATCGAAGCGGCAAACGGCAAGCCCGTCCTGGTGGCCTACTGGTTCAAGCACGATCTGGAACGCATCACCGCAAGGCTGAAAAAACTGCATATACCGCATTCCCGACTGGACGACTCCAACAGCATCCGCAGATGGAACAACGGAGAAATCCCGGTGGCGCTTATCCACCCCGCATCGGCAGGACACGGACTCAACCTCCAATCCGGCGGCTCCACCCTTGTTTGGTTCGGTCTGACATGGAGCCTGGAACTGTATCAGCAGACGGTAGCCCGTCTGTGGCGACAGGGGCAAACCTCTGAAACCGTAGTGGTTCAGCACATCGTAACAAAGGGCACCATTGACCACCGCATCCTAAAAGCCCTCTCCCAAAAGGAGCATACGCAAACGGCACTTATTGATGCCGTAAAAGCGGACTTGCAAATCTGAGACAATATTTCGACAAAAATCGACAATCCGTGCCAATCCGAGGATCTCAAATATCGGAGGTACAAATTATGACCCCTTATCAGGCATTAGCCAACGCCATTGTAGAACTGGCCGTAAAAGACTACAAAAAAGCCCTCAAGCAGCACCACCGTTTCCCCGATAACAAGGAATATGCAGATGAAGTCGCCAGTTTGGAGCGGTTCTTCCGTTCCGGTTGGTACGGTATGCTGACTGACCTTGACGGTGAGTACCTAATGACGAGTATTCGCCGCATGGTGAGACAGGAGGTGGCAGCATGACCACCAAAGAGTACCTGTCCCAAGCCCACCGCCTCGATCAGCGGATAGACGCCAAAATCGCCCAGGTTGCATCCCTCAATGACCTCGCCACCAAATGCACTGCCACTCTGACGGGTATGCCCAGAAACCCAAATGGCGGTGGCTCCACTATGGCAGATGCCGTGTGTAAGATTATCGATCTCCAGGAAGAAATCAACCGGGACATCGACCACCTTGTGGATCTGAAGCGTGAAATCGTGGCAGTTATCAAGGCTGTAGAGGACACCGAATACCAAATCCTTCTGGAAAAGCGGTATCTGTGTTTCCACACTTGGGAGCAGATTGCCGTGGATATGCACTACAGCGGAAAATGGGTGCAGAAAATGCATGACCGCGCCCTTGATGTGGTTACGGAAATACTGAAAGCAAAAAGTGTTCCCGAAAGTTCCGTAGAGTTCCAGTCTTAAAAGTAGTATCATTATAATTGCCAAAGAGAATACGGAACGGCCTCATGGGAGCAATCCCGTGGGGCTTTTCTTTTGCCCAGAAAGGAGTGCTTGTTTATGGGCTACCGCAAGGTTGGCTACCTGGAACAGGCATGGTACATCCTTAAATACAAGCTGGGCCAGCTGTTCCGCAGGAGGTGAACCCATGCCAACGAAACCCAAACGACCATGTTCTTACCCTGGCTGTCCAAAGCTTACTGATGGACAGTACTGCGAGGATCACGCTGCTGTTGCCCGCAGACAGTACAACAAATACGAGCGTTCCCCGGACATCAACAAGAAGTACGGTCGTGCCTGGAAACGCATCCGTGACCGACACATCAGTCAGCATCCTCTCTGCGAGGAGTGCGAGAAGCAAGGCAGACTTGTTCCTGCAGAGGAAGTACATCATAAGAAACCCATTTCACAGGGCGGCACTCACGCAAGGGACAACCTCATGAGCCTGTGTCGTTCCTGCCATACCAAGATCCACCACGAAATTGGTGACCGGTAGGGGCGGTAAAATCTCCAGGACTAAAAAATGCGGGCAGCGGCCTGGGGTCACGTGCGCGAAATCGCAAAAGTTTTAGGGGGAATAGGCCCCAGCATGAAGGAGGTGTGCAAAAGTGGGTCAAAGAGGACCAAAACCCGGCACTGGCGGCAGACCGAAAAAGCCGATTGCTGACAAGATTGCGGATGGAAATCCCGGAAAAAGACCGCTGACTGTAATTGATTTCAAAGACAGCGCGGCTGACCTGGAAGGACAGGATATGCCCAAGCCCAAGGAGTTCCTTTCCGCAAAGCAAAAGGACGGCTCTACACTCTGTGCCGCCGAAATATATGAAACCACATGGAACTGGCTATCCGCTCGTGGATGCGCCGCCATCGTTTCACCCGACCTTATTGAACGCTTCGCTATGGCAAGCGCCAGATGGATTCAATGTGAGTCCATTACCAGCGAGGTTGGTTTTCTGGCAAAGCATCCTACCACCGGTGCTGCCATCCAGTCACCTTATGTGGCTATCGCAAATACCTACATGACGCAGGCCAACCGTCTGTGGTCAGAAATTTTCCAGATCGTCCGTGAAAACTGCATCGGCGAGTATAGCGGTGCAAGCCCCCAGGACGATGTGATGGAAAGACTACTTCGTGCAAGGAAAGGATAATGAATTATGTTTGAAAAAGTTAATCCCGCCCACCCCGATAAGGTGGCGGACAGAATTGCCGGTGCCGTAGTGGACATCGCATACGACACGCAGATTGACCCCAGGGTCGCTGTGGAGGTTCTCATCGGTCATGGCATCTGCCATATCATTGCGGAAACCTCTGCCGCCATTAACAGAGAAAAAGTTACTGCCGCCGTGCAGCGGATCGCTGGCAATTTGGAAGTTGACCTGGTAGTTGTTCCCCAGGATGCCCATCTTGCTCGTAATCAGGAAGATGCCATCCGCTGCGGCGATAACGGTATTTTCAAGGGTGTACCTATGACCGATGAGCAGAAGCACCTGTCCTGCATTGCCCGCTCCATCTATGAGAAGTATCCCTTTGATGGCAAGTACATTCTGAACGGTGAGGCTCTGACTATCTGCCAGAGTAAGACCAATTCGGACACCCTGCGTTTTCAGTATCCTGGTGCGGTGGTCAATCCGCTCGGTGACTGGACCGGCGGCACGGATGTTGACACTGGTGCTACCAACCGCAAGCTGGGCAGTGATATGGCTGACTCCGTTACGGGTGGTGGTCTCCACGGCAAAGACCTCTCCAAAGCTGATGTCAGCGTGAATATCTACGCTTGGCTTAAGGCACAGGAAACCGGAAAGCCTGTGGAGTTCTGCTGCGCCATTGGTGATGAGACGGTCGGTGGCATTCCCTACGAGGAAATCGTGGAAACGGCAAGAGCCTACATCAAGTCCGTTGGTGGCTTTGAAGCCTTTGCCGAGTGGGGTCTCGTATGATTTTTGAGAAAAAGAATACGGCAGACCTTCTGCCTGCCGACTATAACCCCCGCAAAGACCTCAAGCCCGGTGACGCGGAATACGAAAAGCTGAAACGCTCCATTGAGCAGTTCGGTTATGTGGAGCCTGTCATCTGGAACAAAACCACTGGCCGTGTGGTTGGTGGTCATCAGCGTCTGAAGGTGCTGATGGATATGGGCATGACTGAAGTGGACTGCGTTGTGGTGGAGATGGATGAGGACAAGGAAAAAGCCCTCAACATCGCCCTCAACAAAATCAGCGGTGATTGGGACAAGGACAAACTTGCTCTGCTCATTGCTGACCTGCAGGGTGCTAACTTCGATGTGTCCCTCACTGGTTTCGAGCCTGCCGAGATCGATGACCTGTTCAAGGATACTCTCAAGGACGGTGTCAAAGATGATGATTTCGATGTTGGCGCAGAACTGGAAAAGCCCACCTTTTCCAAGGCGGGTGATATCTGGACACTCGGCCGCCACCGTCTGATCTGCGGTGACAGCACCAAGTCTGAAACCTATGTTGCTTTGATGGGCAGCACCAAAGCCAACCTGGTCATCACCGACCCTCCGTACAACGTCAACTACGAAGGCAGCGCAGGCAAAATCAAAAACGACAACATGGCAGACGATGCCTTTTATAACTTCCTCCTGGATGCGTACACGCAGATGCACGCCGCAATGGCGGACGATGCTTCTATCTATGTGTTCCACGCAGATACCGAGGGTCTGAACTTCCGCAGGGCTTTTGCCGATGCGGGTTTTTATTTATCCGGCTGTTGCATCTGGAAAAAGCAGTCCCTGGTTCTGGGGCGCTCTCCTTACCAGTGGCAGCACGAACCCTGTTTGTACGGTTGGAAGAAAAACGGTAAGCACCAGTGGTACACCGGCAGGAAGGAAACCACCATCTGGGAATTTGATAAGCCAAAGAAAAACGGCGACCATCCGACTATGAAGCCGATCCCGCTCCTGGCGTATCCCATCATGAATTCCACCATGAGCAATGCGGTAGTGCTTGACCCCTTCGGCGGTTCTGGCAGTACGCTCATTGCCTGTGAGCAGACCGACCGCATCTGCTACACCGTGGAACTTGATGAAAAGTTCTGCGACGTCATCGTGAAGCGTTACATTGAGCAGGTCGGCGGTTCTGATGGTGTGACCGTTCAGCGTGACGGTCTGACCTACAAATTCACAGAGGTTTGCGATGAGAGTGGCGGTAATTGATGCCGACCTCATCGGTCGCAAACGGCATCGCTTTCCCAACCTGGCCTGCATGAAAATATCGGCACACCACAAGGCAATCGGTGATGCAGTGGAACTAAAAACGGATTATGACAGCCTCGCTGATTATGATGCCGTTTACATTTCCAAGGTGTTCACCGATACGCCAGTGCCGGATGCGATCTTAAAACTGGATAATGTCAGCTATGGAGGCACGGGCTTTTATTACGATAAGGCACCGTGCCTTTCTGCTGCCATCGAACACCAGAGACCAGACTACCATCTGTACGATGCCTGGGTACAGGAGCAGTTGGATCATGGCGGCAAACGCAACAAATACGCATACTACACCGATTACTCCATTGGTTTTCTGACCCGCGGCTGTTTTCGCAAGTGTGCCTTCTGCGTCAATCAGAACTATGACCGCGTTTATACCCACAGTCCTCTTTCTGAGTTTCTTGATACAACACGTCCGAAGATTTGTCTGCTCGATGATAACTTCCTCGGCTCTCCCCGTTGGAAGGATCTGCTCCTGGAACTGCAACAGACGGGAAAACCATTCCAGTTCAAACAGGGCTTGGATGAACGGTTGCTGACCGATGAGAAGTGCGCCTTGCTGTTTGCCAGCAAATATGACGGTGATTACATTTTCGCTTTCGATAATGTGGCAGATGCCAACATCATCGAAAAGAAAATCATCCTGGCTCGGAAGTACACCAATGCCGTGCTGAAATTCTACTGCTTCTGCGGTTTTGATCGTAACGGCATATGGGACGCAGATTTCTGGCGACAGGACATCTTCGATCTGCTGCGGCGCATCCGGCTTTTGATGCAGCACCGCTGTCTGCCGTATGTGATGCGGTTTGCACGGTACACAGAAAGTCCCTACCGAGGTATGTATGTCACCCTGGCTCGTTGGTGCAATCAGCCGGGGTTCTTCAAAAAGAAGAGCCTGCGTGAATTCGCCGATGCCAATGGTGTGAATAGTGCCTGCTACAAATATGTGCGCGACTTCGAGGCAGAACATCCCGAAGCCGCGCTTTACTTTGATATGAAATTTGAGGGAAATGAATATGAATCAAAACCTTACCCTGGGCAGTCTCTTTGACGGTTCCGGTGGTTTTCCGTTGGGCGGCTTGATTTCCGGCATTACCCCTGTGTGGGCATCGGAGATCGAGCCGTTTCCCATTCGGGTCACCACCAAGCGTCTGCCCTTTATGAAGCATTACGGTGACATCTCCCAGATGGATGGCGGGAAGATCGAACCCGTGGATATTATCACCTTCGGTTCTCCCTGCACGGATATGTCCGTTGCCGGACGCAGAGCCGGACTGGAAGGACAGCAATCTGTGCTGTTCTACCAAGCCATCCGCATCATTAAAGAAATGAGGTGTGCCACCAATGGCAAATATCCAAGATACATCGTGTGGGAGAATGTCCCCGGCGCCTTCTCCTCAAACAGCGGTGAAGACTTCAAAGCAGTCCTCGAAGCGGTCATCGGCGTTGCAGAGCCGGAAACCCAGGTGCCTATGCCTGAGAAAAGTCGATGGCCCTATGCCGACTGCTACATGGGAGACGGATGGAGCGTTGCTTAC